ATCAGCCAATATATCTCTCTGAAAGTCATAGTGCTACATTGATCAGCTTTGGGAAAGTGCAAGAATCGTGAATAAATTTGACACGAGGATTTAACGAAACAGGATTAAATTATCAGGTGGCAAAAACAGCTGAAGTTAGTTTAATCGATAGCGATGAGTTAAAATATAGCCTGCCGGAAGTTTCAGAAGGTACGTTTAAAGTAAATTTTCCGCTACATTCAGCACAAAAATACAGGTTAAGAATAAGTTATCAAGGAGATATTTATGAATCTGAATTTGAACCTGTTCCTGATGTTCCTGAATTAGATAGTGTATATGGATTTCCCGAAACCAGGATTTTGGTACAGGGTGGTACTGATGACGTGGATGACTTTCGAAGAAACACCGGAGTAATGTTGTATGCAGATATTGATAATAATGGAAATTCGAAATATTATCGTTTTAACGCCAGAAAAACTTATCAATATGTATTTAACGTTTTGGACCCGAATCCTGAGGTTGGAGAGTTAACAATTTTTGCATGGGATACCTTTTCCCCTTTTCAGTCAACTTTTAATGTAGCAGCACCCTCAGAATATTCCGTATCGGATGACATAAAAAAGCATGCTCTTTATTTTATGGAAAAGACGGTCGAATCAAAAGATTTTTTGGAATATAAAACAGAAGAAAACATGGTTAAGTGCGGACAGGAAGAATATCCACGCATAACACAAACTATAAGAATGAAGGACAGTAAAGATGTAGATGGAGCAGTAATAAACGAAGTTAGTATACAAGCAAATGGAAATTTTTCGTTTAAATTGCATAATAAAATAAAAGCACTTAATAAGTTAGCCGAATTTTCAGGGATGGCGAAAGAAACACAAGTAAATGTAAATATAAATCAAAAATCTGATTTTGACGAAAAAGATATAGACGCTAGAATAAAAGAACTGGAGAAAAAGATAAATGGGAATGCTTGAGGATAAGCTAGAATATTTATATTTGCTCGAGGAAAAACTCAAAATAATATCTCGAAAAACAATAATAGATTTTACAAGATACACCAAAGAGGACTATGTAACAACATGGTTCCATGAATATTATTGTAAAAAAATAGATGATTTTATCCACGGAAAGATAAAAAATTTAATGGTTTTTCTTCCTCCGCAGCATGGAAAAAGTGAGATAAGTTCAAGGAGGGTTCCGGCGAAACTTTTAGGCGATAATCCAAATCTAAAAATTGGCATGGTGGCATATAATCATACGATATCAAGTAAGTTTAATATGGACGTACAAAGGATAATAGAGTCAGACGAGTATAAAAAACTTTATCCAGATACAAAAATAAGTTCAAAAAATGCTCAAAAAAACCGGACATGGTTAAAAAATAAAGATGAATTTGAAATTATAAACAAAAAAGGATCTTTAGTATCGGTCGGGGTCGGTGGAGGACTCACAAGTAGAAAGCTAGATGTTGCAATAATGGACGATTTGTACAAAGATGCAAAGGAAGCTTGGAGCCATACCAGAAGAGAAACAGTACAGGATTGGTATGCTTCTGTGTTGAGGACTAGGTTACACAACAAAAGTCAGCAGCTGCTTGTTTTTACTCGTTGGCATGAAGAAGATTTAGCGGGATATCTATTAAGGACCGAATCAGAAAGCTGGGAAGTTGTGAAATTTCCGGCAATAAAGGAAGATAAATATTGCGATTACGATAAAAGAGAAGTAGGACAGGCATTATGGCCAGAGCAACATAGCCTAGAAACGCTGCTTAAAATAAAGGAAAATAATATAATAGTCTTTGATAGCTTGTACCAGCAGAATCCGACACCAAAGGAAGGCCTTGTTATAGCATCAGACGAAATAAAATATTTTACGATGGATATGATAAAAGATACAAAAGCCGATGGCATAATAGCCGTAGGAGATATAGCAGATGAAGGAAATGATTATTATAGTTTGCCTATCGGAAAAATCTTTGGTGACGATGTATATATTATAGATGTTATTTACACACAAGAGCCAATCGAGGTCACACAACCTTTAACGGCTGCAAAACTAGACGAAGTTAGAGTAGACAAAGCTTGTTTTGAGAGTAACAACGGAGGAAAAGGATTTGCACAAAAAGTAAGAGAGCTTAAAAAAGGCAAAACTATGGTAGAATGGAGGAGGACAAGTCAAAATAAGCATACTAAGATAATAATGAAATCAGGTAGAATTAAGAGTAATTATTACTTTAGGAGCGATGGGGACAGTGATTATAATAAGTTTTTATATGACTTAACACATTATCCAAAAAATGGAAAAGCAAAGACAGACGATGCAATTGACAGTCTAGCAATGATGGAAGATTATATAACAGGAAATAAATGGGGGTGGTAATTTGCTAAGCGTAGAGGAGTTAACATCTATACAACACAGTTACAATCAAAGTAATCTAAAAAAAATGGCTGCAACAGGAAAGCGATATTACAACACAGAAAATGACATTATGAAAAGGAAATTGTATATTTACACAGAAAATAGACTGATTGAGGATCCTTATAAGGCTAACAATAAGATTCCAAGCGATTATTATAAATTGCTTGTAGATCAATGTGTAAGTTATTTGATAGGTAAAAATCCCAAGACAGGGGTAGAGGATGAAAACTTTCATACTCTCTTAATAGACATATCTAAAAAAGCTATAGCGCAAGGGGTTCAATGGGTACATCCTTATATCAAGGACGGAGAATTGAAGTTTGATCAAATGGAATCTGAACAAATGTTCCCAAGATATGATGGGGACGAACTTATAGAAATGTTTAGATTTTATATTTATGATGGAAAAGAAGTAATTGAGAGATATACAAAAAATGAAAAAGAAACATACATAGAGCATAAACTTGTAGAAACAAAGGGGCACATGAAAGTTGAGGTTACAAAAGGGACACAAAAAGAAGCTGGTTATATGTCTTGGGGGATGGTACCTTTTATCCCTCTGAAATATAACAAAGATTGCATATACGATCTAAAATCTACAAAAGCTATGATAGATAATTACGATAAAATTATGTCAGATTTTGCCAATAATTTAGAGGATAACCAAGATATTTTTTGGATACTAAAAGGATTTAATGGAAATCTTGCAGCATTTACAGAGCAAGTAAAAATGTACAAGAGTATCCCAGTTGGAGATACTGGAGATGTAAAAGCAGAGACGGTCGATATACCTTATGAAGCTCGCACTGTGGCATTAGACACTCTTGAAAATCTTATATTTAAATTTGGACGAGGTGTTAATATCGAAAAAATGGCAGGTGGAAGCTTAACAAATGTTCATATAAAATCTATGTTTGCAAACCTGGATATGAAAGCTAACGATTTTTCGATACAAATTAAAGAATTTATACTGATGTATATAGACTTTTATAATATTTATGCAGCAATGTTTTCTAAAAATGTAATTACAGATAAAAAAGTTAAATTTGAAAAATCTATAATTATAAATGAAAACGAGAATCTTGAAACAAATAGAGAGCAGTACGGAGTAATATCCGAGCAGACAAGATTAGAAAATCACGCTTGGGTTGACGATGTAGAAAAAGAAATTGGAAGACTAGAAGAAATAAAAGGAATGGGCATGAAAGAAACAAAGGAAGAATAGAGGTGTATGATGAATAAGTACACTAAAGAACGATTATTTTTGACAGAGCAACAAGAAAGTTTTTTTATAAATGAGATGCAAAAACAGTACGGACTGTCTTATAATGCGATAAGAAAAATACTTATAGACTATGTTAGCAGATACGGTAGTGGAAATAATCTAAGCGACAAAATGTTTATGTTTAGGAGATTTGACAATCTTTTAAAAAGTGTATCAGAAGAGATTCAAGGCATCAAAAACGTTAAGTTTCAACCGTTTAATGCTTATGTATCAAAAATACAGCGATTGAATTATCTCTATACTGGATATAAAATAGAATCAATGCATTTTATACCTTTAAATTTCAAACCTCTGGAACAAAAAGAGTTAGAAATGGCTCCACTCTCAAAGCTAGGATTGCGGATAAGGAACAAAGAAGTTATGAACAAAATTGAGAGAACATTAACACAAAGCATTGTAAAAGCCGAAGGGGTTGGAGATACTGCAATGCAAATAAAAAGAATTATGAATGAGGATCTTTACAAAGCGATCAGGATAGCAAGGACAGAGACAACAGGGGCTATGAGCAAAGGTAACGAAAAAGCGATGGAAAAAGTAAAATCTAAGGGTTTGGATATTAAAAAGCAATGGATATCTACATTAGATGAAAAAACAAGGAAAAGACATCGCAGAATGGACAAGGAACAAAGGGAGCTTGGAGAAAAGTTTTCAAACGGACTAATGCATCCAGGAGACCAGCGAGGTAAAGCCGAGGAAGTTATAAATTGCAGATGTTTAATGGTCGAAATACTTAACAAAGAGCAAGACAGATACAAGGAGCTTAAAAGAAAAGCTAGAGAAAATAATTTTAACAAAGTAATTGAAAATACAACGTATGAAGAATGGGAAAAATCACTTTAGGAGGTGTTTTTATGATAAATGTAGGCAAAGATACAGGATACACTATTGTTTTAAGCACAGATACGAAACCAACTGTAGCTGAAGATAGAGATGTAATTTTAGAGGTTGATACAGCAGTATGGTATGTTTTTTATAATGGTACTTGGTATCCTCAAAATATCACACCATTATAAGAAAGGAGTGAGTTTATGAAACAAGCAGGATATCCTAGATTTGGCTTTAAGCCAGTAGGATTTAAAAGAAATGTTGGCAATTTAACGTTATGGGATCCTAGTAAACTTGATACAGCACTATGGTTAGATGCAAGTGATGAATCAACTATCACTGAAAGTAGCGGAAGTGTATCACAGTGGGATGATAAGAGTGGTAATGATAACCATGTCTCACAAAGTACAGGGTCTAATCAACCTACTACAAATTCTAATACAATAAATAATTTGAATGTTATAAAATTTGATAGTAGTAACTTTGAATTTATGAATATTGATGGAAATATATTCGTCAATACAGATTATGAAATTTTTGCTGTAGTTAAAAAGAACAATGCAGATCGTGGATATATTTTTGGAGGAGAAACAGGTAATTTTGGTAAAAATCTACACTTTGGTTGGAGAGAAGATGATTTATTAAGAACCAGTCATTATGGGAACGATTTAGATGGAGCTACAGGAGGTTACATAGTAGACGGAGTAACTATAGTTAGTACACAATTTGACCTAGATGGTAATAAATGTTTAGTACAAAACGGTAATGAAATAGCTTGTATTGCAACTCAATATCCTCTAACAGAATATTTAGATGCTACGATAGGAAGATTCAGTTCACTTAATTATTTAAACGCATATGTATGTGAAATAGTTGTAGTTCAAAATCTTTTGTCTATCAGCAATAGACAAAAAGTAGAAGGGTACTTAGCATGGAAATGGGGGTTAGAAGGTAAATTACCATCAGCTCATCCGTATAAGACAAGCCGACCAACTGTATAGGAGGTAATTCAATTGGAAAATTATGTAATATTTCAAAACAAAAGAGAGGTGGCAGAGGCTAATGGTAGATATCTCTACGAACTATACAAAGACGGAGAGATACTAAAAGACAGAAAAGGACGCTACAATTCAAAAGAATCTGTACTTTTAGATGTTGGCGAAGAGACAGAGGATGGAAAGTTTGTTTGTAAAATCCCCAAAAAACATTGGGATAAATTTAGAAAAAATAAGCATAAAATTAACAAAAATAATGTTAAATTAAAAAACAATAAAGGTGGTGGCAAAAAGTGAAATACATAACTTTTGACACTGAAGAGGAAATGGCTGAGGCGAATGGCAGATGGCTATTTGCTAGGTATGAGGCAGGGATAAGAGACAACAAATTAGGGAATGCAGTAGATCCACAAATTACATCTGCTTGGGACTATGGAAGGCTAACGATTAATAATAAATTAGCTTGTCAAGTACCAGGCAAGTTTAAAAATGAATTTGTTGGAGGAATAGGAATAGAAGTTGAGTTAACAGATTATGACTTTCCAGAGCAAGAGCAAGAGAAAGAGATTT